CGGATGCCAGCCACCAGTTAGCGCGACCGCCATCCGGTCCTGCTCCCTTCATTCGATGCTCATAACTATTGGCGAATATCGGATACTGAACAGCCTGCCCATATCCATATCCCTTCGTTGACCACACAGGGGTGTCGAATACCTCCGATTCGAATGGAACCCATAATTTGTCAAAGGATGACCATGCCCATGAGTTATCATCCGTGAGGGTTGTTCCGCTCTGATAGCGAGTCGGAGCAAGCACTCTCTTCGGTTTAATAACGTTCTTGAGTTTCGTCTCAAGCCTTGGATATACAACGGTGTCTAACCAGTTCTTGAGATTAGATGCCAGGAATGGCTGAGCATTGCTTGAATTACCGTTGTTGTTATTCTCAGTGTTCCACTTAACGGGAACGGAGTAGCAGTCTCTTGTGATCCAATCAATGTGATAGCCGACCTCATTCACTCCATCGCCTGTCCGGCGATAAGTGTTAATCCCGGCGATTTCAGCCTTGTGAACCTGCACCTGGGCGTCTCCACCGGCCGCAACGACGATCGGGATGTAGTCTCCAACCATCAAGCCGCTCAGGTCATGGTGATCGAGCCTTGCCTGGATCCATGCCCATTCGTCCGAATGGTTTGAAATTTCGTCGGCGAACACCACTGTCAGATCTCTTCCTGGGAGATACATCTTGTTAATGCTTGAGATCACCTGCTTAATCGTCTGCTCGTATACAGCCTCGAATGCAGCCATCCTCTGCGCCTGTTTATTCACATCTTCTGCAAGCGCATAGGTCGCCTGCGTGAATTGAACTGTCACATTTGCTGAATTGGCCACGCTCACGAAGTAATCCTGAAGGATCTCTGCCGGATTGACTCCGGTGTAAGCAGGCATGTATTCGCCAGGGAATGAGGCCGCCACTGCCACGCTGTACAGGATCTCTGTCTCAGGATGCCCCTGCTCCCTACAGAAGACTCCCATCTCATTGATATTGAAGCCCTCTTTGAATAACGCTTCTCCGCTCTGCGGATCTCTGTTGGCGAGGATTGCTGACAACTTGACTACCTTCGAGCTTTCGAGTGTTTTTGAGTTGATGTTATAGCTATACTTCTGATTCTTCAGAGCTGTTCTCGCCTGGAGCGCTGTATTTGTTTTTTCCTGCGCGGTGTATTCGCCGGATCCAACTGAGATCTTGGTGAATTCTAAAACGCATCCACCGACCTGCTGTCTTGCCAGTAACGCCGCTCCCGCGTTCGTGACGACTGCTGCATCGAAGTTATTCATTGTCTGCCTCCTTTATCACGCATCGGCTTGTGTGAATCTCACTTGCGCCTGCGTATATCTGTGTATTTATTGATTCATGCGTTCTGTACCCCTCCTTGATCGGGGCATTTTTAGCATATCTTGCCACCGTATAAGCTACCGGATATATCTCCGTCCGAACCTCTGATACCTCTTCCACTTTATCCAGGATCGATCTTGCAGCTTTTACTTTTTCGAGCATCTTCCCAAAGTCTTCTCTTGTCTCGAAGCTTTGCGCCTGGATCTTGAAGTGATATGGGTCGCCTCCATAGCGATACCACGGAACATATCTTGCGCCGTCGAACATGGCGTCAATGAATTCATTCATTCCCTTAGCCGTTCCGCCGTATCTTAACGATAGAATCGCATTCTTAATCAGATGCAGTTTTCTTTCATCCGAGTAACTTGACTTGTAATATGGAGCATTGATACTAGCCGCTATTGCATCGTAGAATTTCGGATCCACGTGGTCTATATCTCCCCATACATTCAACTGTCTATACTTGCCGATTAGCTTTTTCATTTGCCGATCAAAAGCATATCCAAAGGCTTCTGCTTTCTCGTCTTGCATGTTTGGTGGGAGCGACATATATGTTGCTCCGCACTCTCCAATCTTATACATCTATGCCTCCAGTCCACCGTATGCGACTTCTCTGCTTGTGCATAATGCTACTTCTGTACTCTTGACCTTTGTGTAGCTCGGCGATGCGATCACCGCTCTCTTTGCGCCTGCTGCCTTGATGTATGATATTAAGTCATCTGTGCTGATAGCGCCTCCGATATCTGAATCTGTCTCTATGATCCATTCTTCGATGGCTGCTTCTACACTCTCCTTGATCGAATTCTCTGTTTCCTTATTTGATTCGCTTATGTAGTAAGTGATGTTCAGCGAATACTCCCTTGGGACCGGAGGAAGAATGATTACATTATCAGTGTCTGGAGCGACTCCAAGGTTCATCAGATATGTATGTACCTTCGAACAATAGTCTGTAGATGGTGCTGTTGCATTCTCTAACATGATATAGATCTGAACCGTTGAGTCTTCCGTTGTCACACACACAGCATTTGTGATGGCACTTGAATACAGCTTCACAAATTCTGTATATGCCTGCTCTGGTCCTGCTGATGAATACGTTGACGGGAAATTGAAAATCAGCTCTCTCCTCTCATCATCCGTGTACTCATCGTGTCCGCCCGTGGCGTCCTCTGTATTCGTCACAGAGTCAACCAGATTTACTGGGTCCGTTATGATGTTAATCATTCCTGTTACATACTGATTGCCAATGGTCCCCGCTGTCGTGCAAGTTGCTTTTGCCACCCCTTCAAGATTGCCTGCCGCTATCACGATATCGTTGTCTGTGGCAAAGTATATATCGTCTCCAGCTGTGGCCCTTGTCCCCGCCGGTATTGTCACCGGCACCGGCTGAATATCCGACAAAGTAAAACGCAACACTGTAGTCGCATAAGCTGTTCCATCCTGCACCATGCCAAAATTCCCGCCCCAGTTCTTGAGGCTGTCTCCGTACATATACTTCAGGAAGTTTTGCCTCATTCGTTCTTCCGCGATAGCATATCCCTGGTAGAATTGCCCCGCTACAACAAAGCACATGATTGCCCATGGATCCGAATCCGTCAGTGTTAACTCCTCTCCCGTCAATTCTTGGTATCTGTCTTCAAAATCCTGTATCATGTTTTGCATGATCGTTTCGATATCCTGCTCTTCCTCGCTTATAAGGGAGATTTCAGGAAGGTTATCCAGACTGCTACTCAACTCCCATCACCACCTTCAATTTATGCTCTGCTGTATAGTACACGTCTGAGACTTGCGCTCGTTCTTCCCAATCGCCAATTTCTTCTGCAACATCTGCTGCATGTGCTCTAAGATCCGCCGGAGAGTTACTATCCGGGAGTAATTCGTCTACCCCCATATCCCTCATGTAAGGGACCGTGCCACGCTGTGATGCAGCTATATTGAGTACTGTCCGTTTGATAGACTCTTGATCGGTAATTGTCATGCTATCGATCAGCTGGTCTGTTTCTACGTTAACCTCGCTCATTTCCATCTCCTTACTTTGGAATCTTAATCTTCCATCCGACAGACAAGACATTTGGGTTCGTCAGCACATGGTATCCTTTTGTTTTTTTCCTGTTGGCGTTATAAATCTTCATGTATGACGATCCTTTTCTGTAAAATCTCTTCGCTAACCCGAATAGGGTATCTCCGCTTTTAATCACATAGGCCGTATATGATACTTTCTTCGGAGAATGATTTACCTTGCTTTTCGAAATCTTCTTTGTTGTCGGATTCTTTTTTGTTTTCTTCGGCTTCTTTTTCTTCTTTTTCGCCTGGTGCGGATACTCTTTAAGTTGGAGATCGAAGGTTGCTTTGATTGGTGTTCCGTCTTTCCAATGGTCGGTGAAGGTTGATTTGTATGATGTAACCACCCACAAGCAACTTCCTAGCTTTTTCCCACCTAGCGTGAAGTAATACGCTTTTCCTTTGGATCTTATCGACTCTAATTGGCTCAGGACATGCATAGGTCTAACCCCATATCGCACATCTGCATACACTGTTAACGATAGCGTTCTAAGATCTGGGCCGATGAATTCAAGATGGTTTTTCTTCTTAATTCTCTGATGCTCTTCCCACGACGCTCCGCTATCCATAGATAGGTTGTAGAACGACAGAAGGTCTTCTTGCTTAACTATGAATTTAATTCCTCCATAAGCTCCTATCTTCATCTATCACTCCTTATATACCAGATTGTCTGCTGTTACTTTTTTGGCCGATACGTCTCCGGTAAATGTCGCGCCTGCTGCACTTATATCGCCAGCGGCTGATACAGCTTGTGCAGCTATCTCTCCGCTGCATGTTACTTCATCAACAACCAATGTCTTAACCTTTGCTGTTGCAGCTTCAAGCTCTGTGCAGATAACTTTTTCTGCTTTCAATGTCTTTACCTTCGTCACCGGAGCATCTATGTAGATCGTTTCTCCGTCATACGATATTGATGTTCCATCTTTGAACTTCATGCTTTCGAACGACAGCTGACCTACTTCTACATCATTCAGTACCGTGGTTTTTGCTGTTATTTCCAGAAGCTTTTTTGCCTGGTCATACAGTATATGATTGCCATCCGGTAACTCTTTACACACGATGTTTTTTCCATTGCTTTTTGGCTTCGTGATATCCGAATAAGGAGTCCCTAGCACGATTGCAGCTCCAATATCCTCATCCGGGTATATCATAACTACCTGGTCTTTGACCTTTGGCATTTCATACAGCAGTGACAGATATGGGACGTCTGTGATAATCATTGACTCTCTCGCCTCGATCATCACATCAACCATCCCTGCTTTATAATTTACCTTTGATACTTTCCCGTATGTTAAGCCCATACTTTCTCCTTGTGCGCCGGCGCATTTTTTAGAATTTGGTAACCACCTTGTGAAGCGTAAGGCTGCATGTATATGCTCCTCGTGACTTCTTGTGAGTTACCGAGTCTATGAAGTATTTGCCATCCATTTTCCCAAAGCCTTTTAACTGGACAGTCGATGCCGCTTTATACCTCACGTCTCCCTCTACTTCAAAGCTCATCGTAAAATCTTCTCTAAGAGCTTTCCTTAATGCTGCCTTTGCTTTATGTTCCGCTTGGCTAAGCGAATCCGCTTTGTCACTGACATACATTTTTCTCGTGCCTTTCATGCCTGGTACTTTGAATTCATATGTTCTTGCGGCTTCTTTCTTTCCGACAGCGTATTGCATCTTAACTCCGTCGTAGACTTTCGATACCGCGGCATGTCCGCTATAATCTCCAAGAATATCCGAGTACTTGATCGTCCTCACTGCCTTCTTCTTCTCGTATCTTGTCTGATCGTATGCTACAAGTTTGTTGTTAAATACTTTAAGACAGATATCAAAGCTGTCGCATAACGAAAAAGCAAATTCCAGATCCGTCTGGCCGCTCTGGCTTTCTTCGCTAATCTTGTGATCTCCAGTGTCGAACACCAGCTTCATCCCCGCCCTTTTAGCGATGTCTCCCAAAATCTGCTTGACCGTTGTTTTCTTCCATGTCCTATTTCTCTCTGTTTTTGAGAACCCGCTTCTTTTTGGGACAGCTATAGCTGACAGGGTCACCCTCGAAGGCTGACCGGATGGATTACATTCGTCTATGTAAAATTTCCCACAGAACAGGCTTCCGTTTGTTTTTCCGCTTTCCCAGGCTTTCGTTTTGATCCAGCATTTCAGGTAGTCTCCGGAACGTGGGAACCACGCTCCGATCCACTTCCTGTCTGAGTCATCCATTGTAAGGTTAACTACATCCGCCTGGCCTGTGGCATAATCTTCGTAGGTGTAGTCTTCGCACCCGTCCGTGATAGCCGCCGTATCCTTTGACCTGTTATAGTGAATCGCCACATAGCTTCTCATGGTATCCATGATCATTCCTCCTCACTATCTTCATCATCTAAGTCCGGCTCTTCTTCGCTATCGTCATCATCATCTCTCCATGATGGCTCCTCTTCTTCGTCTTCATCTTTCTCGATTGCTGGGCACCATACTTTAACGCCTGCAGGGAAGATATAGTACTCAAGAATTCCGTAGTTCTCAGGAGCCTGCATAAGCTCCTGCACCTTGAGTTCGTCCTGGTAGACAATCCAGGCGATGTAATCCCACATGTCTCCTTCTTTTGTTGTGTAAAAATATCCACCCATAGCTTACCTCTTGAATGATCTTCTCTGTCGCTGTCTGCTGTACTCATCTAACATGTTCTGCAGATCTTTGTAAGACATTTGAAGTCCACGATGAACATCTTCTGATGTGGCTGAGCCCGTTATTGTTACTGTCGGTGAAAATGCTATGCTTATATTCCCTCCGGCTGATCCATGTGATTGCATCGCATTGACCGCTCTCGCATCTCTGCCCATCCCCATTCTTGCTCCAGCTTCGAGCCACAGCCTTCTGGCTCTTTGCGTTCCGTCCAACGGAATGGCTGCTTCTGGTCCTTTCTCTGCGAATGTGGTAAGGATCGGCGAATTGTATATTCCTCCGACAGCATTTTGATAAATCTTGCCTGGATCGATATTTACATTCGGGTTATTGCCCTGGATCAGCATGTTTGTCAGGCTCAGTGCCTTAATCTTCTTCCTTAGCTCAACCTTTGGTGTGACCTTAAATGGAACCGTCACGCTGATTCCGCTTGAGAATTTACTCTTGGCGTAAGAATTCGACTCCTGCCATACGGAATTGATACCAGGATGTACACCATTCTTGTTCGCATTGATAGCGTCTGATAATTCCTTCGGAATCTCCATTCCTTTCTGCTTCATGTATGAAAGCAGCTGTGAAGCGTATGGCGAATCCTTCATGGCTTCTGCCACCGTCTGCCATGATACCTCAGAGCTATTCGTCAACTCTTTGAGAACCTGGATGTCTCGAAGCCCATCTGATAGTTCTTTCGGGATTTTAAGACCTTCCTGTCTATATTTGTCCCGGAGAGCCTTCATCTCTTTTTCTCTCGGCTCTAACTGTTCCAGTAACTTTCTGATTGCTCCGGAAGTATCTCCACTGATTGCATTCGGAATCAAGCTGTCTCTGATATCCATTAACAGATTTTCTCCGCTGCCGTATGCAGCTTTCGTGCTGTCATCTGTCATGTAATCTTTGATCTGCTTTGCTATATTCTTCTTTGCTTCCTTCGTTCCCTTCGCTATATCATCCTTGTAATGAGATTCAATTTGTTCTGCAAGGAATGACGCCGAATTCGTCTGAGTTTTGGTCGACTGGTCGAGATATGCTTTGTATAACTCCTGCTTTTGGCTGGCGAAATCGCTTCGCGTGATGCTTCCATCTTCTAGCTGGGCATACAGCGAGGTCATGCCCGTCTGATATGCTTTCTTGTATCCCTCGATAGTCTTATCTGTTGTTTTGGAAATCTGTTTTTCCAGGTTCTTGAACGATGAAGGTGATAAGTCCTGTCCTTCGTATTGAACTGCAGCTGTATCAAGAGCTGCCTGGTACTTTGCATTTGACAGCTTATTCTGCATATTCGCAATCTGCTGCTCTAAATTCGACAGTTTCTTTTCTTCGTCAAAATCCAAAAAGCCATCTTCAAAAGCGTCGTTAACTGCTTTCTGCAGATCTTTTCCTAGCTTTGCTAGTTTTCTCTTCTGCTCTGCGTAATAATCATTTGTACTGCGTGATACATCATTGTCGGTTCCGCCCATCAGCAGCTTAATCTGCATGTTAACTGCGTACTGCTTATTCTCCAGCCATTGCTGTGTCTGTTCAACCAGTGACTGTGCGTTAGTCTTGTAGGAGTCGATATCCGTCTTGTCAAGTTCAATTCCCACTTCCGCTTTCCAGTTGGCTTTTCCCAGTTCTTCACGAACTGTCTTCAAGCTATCTTCCGTTTGCTTGAGTGCTGCGTTCTGATCGTCAATAGCGTTCAGCGCATCTCTTGTATCGATTCCGACCACCTGGTCAGCCGCTTCCTTAATCTCTTCAAGCGAAAGAACTACATTTCCAAAATGCTGTTCCATATTCTGATTGATGAGGTCTTCGTTATGCGCTTTGATCTGCTCAACCGCTCCTACTACTCCACCGATAGCAAGCCCTATCAGCGCCACTTCCTTCCCTATCGGGGTAATCCCAGCGAGCATCTTCGTAAATGCTTCTCCTTTTTCGAGAGCGAACGTCGCCGTCTTAATGCTGATGACCGTCGCTAGCACTCCTTTAAGAATTCCTCTGTTATCAACCATTGCTGAGCCGAAATTCAGTGCTCCTTCTGTAGCTGATTCGAGAGCATCTCCCGCCCCATCAACAGCTTCCACGATGCTGTAAGAGTTTTCGTTGCCCCACTTTTCTATGGCATCTGTAATCTCCGGGATCTTCAGCGCCATAGAGTCTACCGCTTCCATGGCTGACCCTGAGAACACTTCGACAGATCCGATCTTCATGTCGTCCATAGCCGACTTAAATCTCTCTCCCGATGCAGACAGCGTATGTGTCGCTGTCTTATTCATCGTATTAAGTGCTCCAGTTGAATCTCTAATAGCTCCTTTTAGTTGATCCCAGTTTGATACCGAATTCTTACCTGATGTAGCCACTCCGTCTAGTAGATACTTCAGCTGTGAATAGTAGTGCGTTCCAGCAAGGTCTTTAAGATAGCCTGCCTGTTCCTCTGTTGACAGTCCGCTCATAGCTTTTTGGATTCTCTTCAACAGTTCTTCGAATCCTATAAATTGCTTATTTCCATCGTACATCTCAACATTGAGGTTACGCATAGCCTTCTGTGCTGTTTTGTTTGCTCCAAACCTTGAGATGATGGCATTCAGCGTTGTTCCTGCTTCAGTTCCCTTACGTCCTGTATTCGCAAGAATACCTGTCGCAGTTGCTAAATCATCAAAATCCACTCCCAGCACTCTGGCAGCTCCGCCTGTCTTGATCAGCGCCTCCATGGCCTGTCCAGACGTTGTATTCGCCTTATTATTAAGCTTTACCAGCTTATCCAGGTACGTGTTCAGGTCGTCCACGCTCATCCCCGTTGCTGACATCGAATCGGTTACAAGGTCCGATGTAGTTTTAAGATCTGCCTGTGTAGCTTCTGCAAGCCTTAATACCGGCATTAACCCTTTGACCGAATCGTTTACATTCCATCCAGCTAAAGACATGTAACCTAATGCGTCAGCAGACTCTGCGGCTGTTTTCGTCGTTGCTCTTCCGGCTGATCTGGCCGCATTTTCTAACTGCTTATACTGTGCTTTCGTCGCATCTGCGATTCCGGCTGTATTTGCCATTGATTTTTCAAATGTTCCGTATGTTTCTACCGCATCAACGGCTAAATTTTTAAGATTGATGGCTGCAAAGGCAGTTCCGATCAGCCTTGCTGCCCTCTTGGCTGTTCCTTCCATCCCTGTGATGGATTTCGAAGCTCTGTTGATGTTGGCATAGTAAGATCCCGCGGTCTTTGCGCCTATCAAATATTCGAGCGTATAAGTGCTATTTGCCATCTTATCCTTCCTCCATCTCTTTTTGAGCCTCTATGATGTCTTCTACGATTTCCATGAAATCTAGCATCGGCATGTTCCGGAGCGAGTCGAGACTTGTTGATGTCCTCATGGATACTCGTACTATCATCTTTTTTATATTTCTTACAAGGTTCTCACTCGCTCCTAGCCAAATAAAAAATAGATATAGATGCGTCCTTTGATCTCATTCATATCTCTCCATGACAGCATGTTGAAGAACTCAACAGGAAGCCCCGTCACTAACATAGCTACATGCTTGCAGTAAACAGTGTCTTCATATTTGTGAGTTGGATGGTGCTTCATATCTTCCATCACTTCATCGATGTACTCTGCGTCAAGTGTTGTTAACTCTCTGAGCCTTGTCAGATCGAGCCTGTCATATTCCTTCCCGTCGAATCTATACTTCTTCTTAAATTCTACGGTCAGACTCATGTTTTTATATATATCACCCATGTCATTCTTGTTTGCTGTAGCATCGGCTTTTGCTTCCAACTCTGCTTCCTGGATGTTCTTTTCGTTTTTATCCATTTTTTGTCTCCTCTGTAAAAAGGACCAGACCGAAGCCCGGTCCCCCAGCTATTCTATAAATCTTAGATCATGTCAGAAATGCCTTCGAGCATATCTACTCCATTAACTACATATTTGTAGTTGAATTTGTCAATCTCTGTGATTACGGTTCCATCAACCTCATCCTTGTAATAGGTTACTTCCTTCGTTACCTTAGGATTACCGTAGCCGCCCTTCTTAAGAGATCCATACGCTACCTCCTTGGTCATTCCCTTGACGGTGATAGTTCTGTTCTTGTAGATCTTGGCTGAAGTCTCTGGGTCGATGAACTCCTGTGCTGCTCTCATAATGATTGCATCTCCATCATTAGCAACAAGGTCAAGAGCCTGCACACTAATGTTTGAAAACGGAATCTCAATCTGCGCGCTATTTAACTGACCGACAGTCGGTGAGTCGAACTGACCGGCGAATCCTGCCAGATTCAGTGACTCTGACATGTTAGTGAAGGTAGGAAGCTGCACCTCATCTGTAATTCCCATCAGCTTGCTTCCTGCTTCTGCTGTCTTACGGTAGACATTGAACTGATTGATCTTATCAGGAATTAGATTCTTACCCATTACTCGTTACCTCCCAGCATTGTATTGATAGCATTCTCCAAGATCGAAGAATCCCATGTGAATCTGTTATCAATGTATTCTGTTGGCACGTAGTCCGCATAGCGAGTGTGGAATGTCCAGTGGCCCTGAAGGATCTCGGACATTGGATTCTCGTCCTTGCTGAACAGGATCTGTGCTCCTGCTAATACATCCGGTACAAGTGCATTAAGTGCTGCATTGAAATTCGTAACGATCGACTGCATCTCCTTGATTGATCCGCTCTTGCCAATATGAACAAGCTGCTCAGTTTTGAAGCGGTTCTCAAGATAGTTGCCCATTAATACGCACTTGACGAAGCGGTTGTTCGGAACTGTATCTCGTGGGAACGCTGCCGTATTGTTACCCCAGCACTTCCATCCTCCGAAGTAGAGGAAAGATGCGATTCCGTTCGCGTTGAGATAGTTGTTGATCTGCTTCTGTGTGAAGAAGACCTCTGTTCCGTCGCTCAGGCACGCTGCGTCAATGCGAGCATCCTTGTTATCGGAGCTCTCTGATGGAACATTGCCATTCTCAACGCACAAGCTCTGGAGCCTTGCTCCATAGACTGCAGATGCACTGATGACTTTTCCCGCAACCTTGACCATTGGCCATACCGGTAAGAGCCATCTTGTCATAAGTCCCGCCTCGTCCTTTGCTGCCGGAACATCCGCGATATTGCGAACACCTTCAGCATTAAGGTCGACCACGGCAAATGAATTGATGATGTTACCGTTGATCATCGCTTTTGCTTCGAGAGCTGCTGCGACTGCTGGATCCTTCGAGTATCCAGGTGCCAGAAGCAGCGATGGAATGATGCCGAATCTAGGATAGATCTCGTCAATCAACTCGATTCCCTTGCGATTGTTATTCGCATCGATACCACCGATGATATCTGCAGTTGTAACACCGCTCGGATTTAACTTCTTGAAGCCGATGTTGAGCGATGTGGCACTAGCCAGCGCTCCATCTGGTGTTACAGTAACAACGAGATATCCGTTAGTATCGAACGACAGGATATAGTCTGTATTAAGCACTGCTGCTGTCTCACCATTTGCTACGGTCACATTTGCGAGAAGAATTCCTTCCTGCTCAACGACCACCCTGCCTTTATTTACTTTGAATGCTGCGGCGGCAACTGCTGTTACATGTGCTGGGTTGCTTGGATCCAGTACATTGATCATGACGAGCGGAGCAACTGTGAATGCCTGGAACGATGCCAGCACGCTCTGCATCAGCGTGTAATTGGTATAGTCCTTCGTATCACCGAACAGCTCCTTCACTTCTGCTCTGCTTGATACGACGATCGGTTTATTTACTGCAGATGCTGGGTCTGGCAGTAAGTTGATTGGCGCCGTGCCAACCACAGCCTGGATGCCATAGAGAGCTTTTGCGGCTTCAACTGAAATCGCCGCATCGCGTTCTGTCTCGATGGTGTGCTTGTAATCCATCTTTTATTTCCTCCTTAACTTAATGCTTTGGTCTGCTTGTACGCTTCATTTATAATTGAGCCTTCTTCTCTGAGGCTCTTCTTCGCCTCGACAATATC